GATTAATACTCACTCTTTTTCAATTTTCTTCCATAGTTAGGCCACGTAAAATCATCTATTGACTCACCACAATATCTCCAACGGATCTCACCTGTACTCCCATTTCTTTCATATATTTTTGCAGTCTTATCTATTTTAGGTTTACCTGATTTATTATTAGGTTTATCTAAATGTTTAAAATCATCTGGGTGTGTCATTATCTTCTATCCTTATTAACTTGATTAATACCATTAATTATACGTTGAACTATGTTATGTTTTCTAACATAGAAAATTCCTAAACCTAGTAAAGGTGGCATTAAAAATAATAAGAACCCGTCCATCATTTCTTTTTCTTTAGTCTTGACTTAAAGAAAACTTTTTCTTTAGTCTTTTCTTTTTCTTTGGTGCCTTACCACCTACCCATGCTTCATTAACATTCTTGGTAGATTTATTATCTGCTTTGTATTTACCTTTTGATCTAGCACGTTTAGGTGTTGGTGTAAATACGTTTCCTAATTTTTCAGTTATATTATCTATATACCCTAAAATTTTGTATATATATTTGTCCATGTTTTCTCCTTATTATATGTCTGTTCTTACAATATGTTTTCTTAAAGCTCTGACCATTTCTTCTGTTCTATCAACAACAGAATTTAATCGAGTATCTTGAATACGCATTTTAATCATTGCTCGTACTAATTCTTCAATCTTATCTATAATAGCAATACAATCTTTATTTGTTATAGTTTTTTGTTGTTCTGTTAACTTTTCAAATTCTCTTAAAGGAATAGTTACCGTTCTGGATCGCTCTACTTCATTTTCATATGTATCTTGATGAGCTTTTTCTTGTTCATCTTTAAATTTATTTTCTTCTTCTTTTTTTAAACGAAATTTATTTGATTTATCATCATATTCAAACACCTCTTGAAATTGATGATCTTTATTACTATCTATCATTTATTCCCCTTTTGTTTTCTACTTATTTCTGTCCACTTTTATTTGACCACCATAACATTAATACTGGTATCATTAGTATTATTATAACATAAATCACTGCTAAAGTCAAGTCTATCCACATTATTTTTTATCTTTGTCAATGCTACCGTTTTCTGGTGGGTGTACTTTTATATTAGCACAAATATACTCTATACCTTCTTTAATGGCTCTACTAACTTTACACTCATATCCTGTAATTTTTGATAATATTACGTCATTGGTTGTAGGCATATCGTTAATTGATAAACCTAAATCTATACCAGTTTTAGCAGCTGATATTACTTTGTATTCTGAATACGCACCTGTACCTGTTGCTAACCAAGATGGTGCTACAGCACAAGCATTTAATAGTATCAACAATACTAGCAACATTAGTTTCATAATGTTATTTATGTGTAACTAAATTGGTTGGTTTATCAATTGGCATACCACATCTATCAAACCATCTAGTATCTGCGGTTACATAGACATGACCTAGTGTACCATCATCTAAATTGATTGCACGTTTATCTATCCGTCCACTGTAGTCTGAGCCGTCCTTGTTGATTAGTTCAACATCTTTATGTAGATTTGTATAGATACGATCTATATAAATGATGTTACCTTTATCATCTGTACCATACTCATTAGAAACCATAATTCTTTTCAAGACATTAACCACGGTCCGAACAGTATCAATATCAACATGATCGGTACCACTATGGTCATTGGCCAGAAATCTAACAACTCCATCCAATCCTTTTTAGTCATTTTATATTTTTTCGTTGGTTTAAACTTATTATTCATGACCAGCTACCAAACCATACAGGCCAACTACTAACCTTAGTAGTTCTAGTATAACTTCCTTTACCTTTTTTAGCTTTAACTATCTTTTGTCTAAACTTTGGAGTTCTAACTTCTTTGGCAATAGGATTTGGTTTCTTTTTAGTTTTCATAATATAGTACTAATATAACACACTTTTATGCATTTGTCAACCCTAGTATTTTTTATCATTCCAATCATAAATTTGATCTAATTTTACTTTAATTTCGTCAGGAGACATACCTTTGAACTCCCCCATTTTAGCCATTAATTTCTTATAATCTCGTTGTTTCTTACCTAGTTTTAATAATTTTGCGTGTTGTTTGTTTACTTTACCCACTAGCCATTCTTTTTGCTTTCTTTGAGTATGTTGTTTTTTATCTCTCCACTGTTTTAATGATATATTAGCAGCGATCAATAGAAGTACTGCAAGTGGGTCAAATACAAATATCAATACCAATATAACCATTCGTACTGCTTTGTCAAAATTATCCTCTGCATTCTCACCATAAATGAGTTCAGCAACATATTTGATTGGTCCTACTTCAGCATCTAGTTTATCTTGTTGTAAATTTAAATCAGCTTTCTCATTGGTCAATCTACTAATCTCGTCACTAGCATTATTAATTGCTGTGTTTAATAAGTTTCTTTCTTCTTCTTGCTTCTTACGTTCTTTTAATCCTCTTGTTACAAATTCTTTCTCAATATAAACATCTAATGCTTTATCTAATTGATCTAAAGTTTTTTGTGACCGATCAATAGTCTTTTGTTGTTGTGAAATCTGACTGTTTAATAGTGAAATCTTAATGTTATTACTTGAAGTAGGTTTAACTTGATCTAGGTGTGCCTTTGATAGGAAACCAAAGATACCCATTGATGTGATGAAGATTAAAATAATGATTGCTATGAATAGATAAGTCTTTAATAGTTTAGGTACGTCTTCTCTCCAATTATGATATAACCAACTGGCCGCTACAAGTTTACCAACTTCTAGTGCTGAACCCATAGCAATGATAGGCATAGTTGCACCAGCAAACAATGTTGCTAGACCTATAATGGAATATCCTGCGGCAATAATTGATATAGAAAGTGCAGATATGAGTGTTATTAAAAATAAAAACATACTCTACTATTTAGTTTCCAGTTTTCTGATCTTTTTAATTATTAGTATAACTCTTTGGTCATAATCTTTAGTAGTTGAAAACTTATCTAAAGTTTTGATTAATACAATTGAATCTAGTTGTTTGTTATTCTCTAGCATTACTTGTCTTTTATCTCTAAAACTTTTGTAAGCACGGTGTTCATTTAGTAATCTAAAATATTCTTTTACACTATCACATTTACTACTAAACTTTCTTACACCCCAACCTGGCCATTTCTCTACACCTACTAGTAGTAAGTGTGGCGTTGTTTCAGTAAAGGTTCTAATACCAAATAGGTTGTTACCTTTAGTTGCAAATCTACTCTTACCCCAACCAGACTCTAACGCTGCCTGACCTATAACCATTTCATAAGGTACTCTCTTATCTTTAGGTGTTGTGAAGTTAATATAGTCTATGCACTTGTGCATTGCTCTTACGAATTGTATATCATTATTATAAGTAAATTCAGGTTCTCTTAAATCTAAATCTTTAATTTTTTCTAGGTAAAACTGTTCTAGTTGAGCATTTACAGTAGCAGTTGACCATTTGTTAGGTTTAAATGTACCGTACCAGTATGCTGAAACACAAAGAATAACAATTGCAAAAATGATCTTCGTCCACTTCCACGATTTGTCTAACACTTTGTCCCAATTGATTTTTTTCACTATTTGACCCTCGCAATATATTCATAACCAGTCCATTCCAAACCATCTTCGTCTGTAAACGATGGTAGTTTAGATTGAAATAGATCAAGTATATTTCTATATTTTAACATTGATTTAAATATCTTTTCTGATTGTATTTCTGTATAATTATCTAATACATCTTTTCTAAAGTTACCTGTATAGTAAATTTTTGATGTACCAGATAGATTAGATGGTTTGCTAAGTTGTTCAAGTATTATTCTTGCTTCACCTATACGACCTTTAAGATAGGGGTCTAACTCTTTACTTTTTTTTCTCACTTCATTCATAATATATCTTTCAGTTATAACTCAAGGCCAATTGCATTTAACTTTGGTCGGAAACTATAAAATAATTTATTGTGACTACCAGTATTACCTACATTAGCCATTTGATATAGATGCACCATTTCATGTCCTAAAGTGTCCACAAATTCTTTTTTATTATAATATTCTGGTAGCATTTCTAAATAGAAGACTCTAGTTCCTTTTCTCTTCCATTCCCAAACTACTACTTGACCCATACATTTAATTTTAGGGTCTCTAATAGTCTTAATTTGAATATCATTAAAAGGTGACAATACATTTTTAAATACAGCCTTGTTGATTAGGTTGAAATAATATTTAATATCTTTATAAGTTGTTTTATATTTTTTTCTTGTTAACAATTCCCTCTTTAAGATTTTTTTAAATTTCTTTTTGTCGTTCATTGTACTCAATGTTTCCCTTATTGATGTTATTAACATATACTATAATATTATTTACAATCGTCTTTTATTTTAGTATCTTCAAGCAAGTTACATTTGTATAGTAAGTCAGCTTGTAATCTCAAATCTGCTGATATAGCATCCAAGATTGCAGGTAAATACGCTTGTAGTAAGGTAAGCGATTCAATGGCAAGGTTGTGTGCCAACTTCTGCATTTCATATTCTAATAGTTTACTAGTATCAACATTGATACCATTTACCTTAGATTGTATAACGTGACCAATTACAGCCTTGTCATACTCGTCAGCCATAACAGAGTTCATAAAACTTGTTAGACCAATCCATAATGTAGCTAAAACTATTGTTAGTGTTATCAAAAACTTATTCATAATATCCTCTCTTTTATATATTTATATAATACACCATAATAGACTGAAAGTCAACAAGTATTTTGCGTTAAAATCGTAGAAAACTCAATGATTTTGGAGGGAACAAAGGGTGAACAGAATGTCACACCCCTTGTTTTAGTTCGATTCGTTATATTCCAGCAGTTTCTATAACTGTTGGAGTGATAAATTGTTCATTCCAACCAAAGGCTTCTTTAACCATATCTGCAGTCAACCCTTTGTAAGTTTTGTTTAAACATTTGTTCTTAACATCTATTAAAACCTTTGCTTCTTGTGAAGATAAGCCTTCTAACATCTGAATAAACATAGTTTCTTTTTGTAGTTTATTAGTTGAATTATCAGCTCCTTTAACAAAACGCCATAATCTTTTATACTCGTTCATTAAAATAGAGTGTTCAGTTCCTTCTGGCGCATCATTTTCAATAAAAGGTGGCGTTCCTTCTGGTAAATCCCATTCTATGTTAGGATCAAAGCAACCTTTCAATAGTTGTTTTATTGCAGCGGTATTGTACTGCTTCAAAATTTCTATCTTCTTTGGTTTATCTTTTGCGTTATTTATCTTTAAAAAGATTTCACTTACTAAAAGTTGTTGTGAACCTCTAGTTGAACTCATATTTTCCATAGCTCTTTTAGAAATGAGATGTGGATTTTGTTTTATTTCAGCCATTATATTTCTCCATGCATGTTATTAAAAGTCATTTATATTTTCAATTAATGTCTTTAGTTTGTTTTCTATAAAGTACGTTAATAACAGCGTCCTATTATTTACTTTATAGTTATCATATTTAGTTTTTATATCACTATATATATGACCTGGAATTTCACCCAAGTCTATTAGTTTCTTATTTCGTTCATAATACTTTTTAGTTTCTGAACCTAGTGGTATGTTCTCAATGTCTGCCCATTCCGCTAGTCTTTTCTTATTTATGGGTCTTTGTTTTTCTTTTATTAAGAATACGTTATCAGCACTTAATATGTTTGGTACACCATCTGATCTATCACCCTTAATAATCTGCTCATGTAAGAATTTAACTGGATCCGGGTTTTCTACAAACTTTTTCTGTATAGGTGCATATTGTTTTACACCTTCATATTTGTGTAATTGTATAAAATCTTTATCACCAGAAACAATCATTATCTTTTCTTTAGTATAATTTTCTTTGACAAGTACAGCGATTATATCGTCAGCTTCTACACCATCTATGTGTAAAATTACGTATGGGAAGTTTAGAGCAAGTTCTTCTCTGATCTCTCCAATCATTTTAAACAGGCGTGACCAATCTTTTGTATCTTCTTCTCTACTTTTTCGTCTGGAGTGTTTGTAGTTAGGGAATACACCTCTACGCCAAGGATTAGCGCCATCAGCACATAGTATGGTCGCACCATACTCGTGTTTAAACTTTAGATTATATCCTCGTAATGAGTTTAATACCATATGTCTAAGCATAGATTTATCAGGTAGTTCATCTGTCAGACCTCTTGTTTGAGCCATTAAATTAGAAATTAATACTTGGTTTAAATCTACTAATATCATATTGGTAATACTCCTACGTTTAGAGAACTATTGGACCAATCTCTAGCAATGTCCATTACTCTCTTTCTATTTTTATAATTAATCGTTTTGTTGTCTAGTAATGTTTCAAATAACTTATCAATTCCAGCACCTAATTGTAGATTGATATGTTTTTTAAATTTAAACTTTTTAAACTCTGAGAATGCTGTCACTACATGATGTTTTTGAAATGGTTTGTTAAGTTCTTCCCAAGTCTTTTCATAATAAAATTCTTTAACTCTAAAAGCTAGATATGGAGTTATTAATTGTTTGTCATTATTTCTAGCAACTAACTCATGCCAAAGGTAACCAGCTTGATTGTTATAATCAAAATAGTTATTCCTAAATTCATCAAATTTTTCTTTTGTTTTACCCGGACCATAGTGTATCATAGCTTTTTTACTTATACCATAATACCCATCAGCTGCCCAACCACTCAATACTGCCTTTTCTTTTATTTTAGGATAGACATATAGAAAGGGAAAACAACATTCAAAATGAGTTTTCTTTTTACAACCTACTTCATTTACTAATCTTAAAAAATCTTTTTCTAAATTGTCTGTTGGTACTTCTATAACAACACAATTCCAACCAAATAGTTTTGATACTTCTTGTGCCTTTTCAGCATCATATGTTGATTGACCTTTTAAATGAAATGTGTATGCTGTAACTTCTTTATGTAATCTATGTGCAGCAAAAGCAACAGATAAACTATCTACACCACCGGAAAGTAAAACAGCGACTTTATTGTCGCTGGTTTGTTCATCAATCTCTTGTGTTATTATTTCATCAATCATTAATGTGGTATAATCTTATCAAATTCTTTTTTTATTTTGTTTTCTTTAATTTTTTTAATATTATGGTAATGTATTCTAAAGGCAATCGTCCAACCAACTATTGTAATCAACGAACCAATGATACCTAACATAATTCCTTGACTAAATGTCATTTGAAAAAGCCAAGATGGGGAGATAAACTCCCCACCTCGATAGATTGTTTATGCGTCAAGTGCAATAAGATCAGATTTCTTTACAGAAACCGTGTGGTTGTCATACTTGAATTTAGTTCCGTATAACGCTTGAATACCAGCAGCAATGATAGCTCTTGTTGGAGTTCCCATTCTGTAGAATTTTCTACCACTTACTCTATTGCCATAAATCATATGACCTTCAGCTCTTAAAGTGTCAATCATTGATCTTGGAGACTCTAAATCAAATTGTTTTTGAATAGATGTCCAAGCAACGTTGTTACCTTTTAATAAAAGATTTAACAGTTTTTGTTTTTTTGACAAAGATTTTCTGCCTCTAGTTTCCACTACAGTTCTTTTAGCTACTTCTACTTTCACTAACTCATCTTTACCAAATAAGTTTTTTAATATTTTAAACATATTATATATTTCCTTTGTTTATTTGTGTTAATAAAACTATTTTACAACCTGCGAAGGCGATTCCTTGGGAATTTTGTTTAATCATCTATGTCCTCTCCTTCGAACAAGCTGTCATCTTGATCTTTGAGCTCTTTTAATTCTTCTTTAAGTTCTTTACTTAAAGGGGTATGGACCTTATGTTTTGCTTCTAATATGTTCATATAATTAATTCTTGCTGATTGTGTGGCATCTTTAGTAACTTTTAACTCTACTAATTTATCCGATAACATTTGAGCTGGGTGTTTAATATCAAAATCTCTATATATTAACCCTCTCATAACATCAACTAACAAAGCAAAGTCTTTTGTAAAGTTATGATTACCTGTTTTAATAGCCATATCATAAAACTGTCTTAATAATCCCATACTAATATCATCAACTGAAGTTTCTACAAATTGTTTTGTTTGTTGATCTTTCAATTTTTTTAACGTCTTCTCGTCTTTTGGAGGACTAATTTTAACCTTTCGTATAATCTTATTTGTAGGAAACATTATAACATTCCCTTTATCTTTACTCACTAGTGACTTCACCTTTAAAGTTTACTCTACCTTTTACCATAAAGTATTCTATTAATTGATTATAACCACCAATTAATTTATCATCAATTTTAATTTGTGGCATAGTTCTTACAGGTTTACCTATGTCTTCTAACATCGCCTTTGGTGATTCAAAATCTTCCATCTTCTTTTCTGTGTATTTAAGGCCAAGTGATTTAATCATATGTTTGGCCTTATTACAAAATTGACAGTTTAATTTACTGTATAGTACTATTTCCATCATCTGTACCTATTAAGTTTTCATAAGCGATAGACGCTTTTTCTTTAACATTATATGCATCAACTGCTTCAGCAATTGTAAAGTTATACATCTTATTATATTCACCCATTGGTAGTCTTAAACCAATCCACGCTCTGTAATAACCTTCTTTTGTTATTGCGATATCTTTAGCAAAGATTTCATAACCTCTTACTGGTGTTTCTTTAATCATGTTTATAATTGTCAACTCAACCTCAGACACAGTAGTTTTTTGATTAGTTTTACCTAATTCTGTGATAAATTGTTTAGATGATTTATTCATTTCACCTTTAATTATATCAGCCAATTCAGCTTTGGCAATCATCATGCCTTTTTCTATTGCTAAATTTAAGTCTGGAGATACTGCTGTACCTACACCAAAGATACACATTTTATCTTTGTCAACACCAAACCTTGGTGTTTCACATGCTTTACTTTCTGAAAAGTCAGCAACATACCACTTCGGTACGGAATTTAACAATTTACCTTGCTCCGTCTTCATCTTATAAGTTGAAGAACAATTGGCCATCAATAGACCTGTTACTACAACCATCGTCATTTTCATCATCTTATTCATAATTTATTTAACCTCACTTTTTACATTATATACTAAATCTTGCGCTTTGTCAAGTGCTAAACTGATATAATCTAAAAACTCTGCCCCTGTTATATCAAACACTATTACTGACAATAAAACAAGTATTATTACGTTTCTTATCATTATTGTACCTCCCATTCGCCATTAGTTTGTAAACAAGTCTTTCCGAATGCTTTAAAAACGTGTTTAGGTCGACTATACAATCGACAATATTCTGGAGCACTTATATCTCTATAATAAAATTGAGCAAATAATTCCCAATAACTTGGCCCATCAAATTTCTTACGACCGTCAGCGCACTCCATGACTTCTTCCTTAATCAAACTATCCCCTTTTTGTGTTATAACTACTTTTATAAAACAGTATTGGTCATTAACTTTACTTGGTTCGATTATATCAATTTTGTCATAATACACTTTGCCTTTGGCAATTTCAATCTTTTCTAATTTGTCTAATATCTTTTCAGCTTTATCAAGTGTAGAATTAAATTCTGATTCTTTTATTCTAGTTCCATCACTGAGAATAATCGTATCACCCTCAATCACAGCGATTACTTTAGCAGTTTTTCCTGATAAGTCGTCTGACACCCCTTTAACTTCTGCTGAGTACACTTCATTAATAATGATTGATGTAAAAAACAGTGCTGTTATTATTAAAAATATTTTTTTCATTTATGTTCCACCCATCTACCATCTGGCATTTGACATGCAACTCCAAAGATAGTATTTCTATTAATTCCACCAACACCAACCAATGGCCAGTTATTTGTAATATCTACTGTTGCACTATAATCTTTACACTTAATTGGTCCTTTTAAATATGAGCTAGTAGTTTTAATAATACCACTATTACCTGTCTTCGAATTATACCAATTTGTATAAGATGATGTACTAGTACCTGTGTTTAAATGATCTACGAATACTGCATTGTGTACATCATAATCTGATTTGTACATAACCTCTGCACCTATAAAGGCACCTGTTACTGCACAAGCCGCAATCGCATAGGGATTTTCAACACCTAAAGCAACACAAGAACCTGTAGTAGTAGTTGCACCTAACGTGGCGCCTACCTGGGATCTGTTGGCTGCGCAATTAGTTATCAATAAACTAATTACTAATAGTAGTAGTATTCTCATTCTGTATTCCTAATTTTTTTAAAGTATCGTTGATTTCATAAAGTTCATCTTCTAATTTCACAATTGGTTTTTTAAACTGAAGTTCTTCTTCTATTTCTTTTTTTCTAGTCTTCAAGTTTGTTACCGTGTATGAATTAGGCATCTTGTTCTCCACTAAAAAATGATTTAATTTTAATCCACGTTTTAGAAGTTTGATCTTTACCGTTTTGCCATTGTTTTTTTTGATACTCTTTAGTATCTGTCCATTCTTTAACAATAAAGTTTTTTGCTTTAACATCTATTGTTTCTTCGGACTTCACCATTGTGGCTGTCATAATTACTAGTATTGTCATTAACATTAATGTTTTCATATTTCTCTCTTTAGTTTATTGGATTGTTTTTTCTTTATCTACTTTTTTCTGAGTATATACTTTTTCTTTTTTAGTCAAGTCATAATACTCAGCTTCTTCTTCTGCTTTTTTCTCAGCGTATGTCATACCGAAAACTCTCATATACGTTGCGTCACGTGGATTTGGAGCGGACCAGTCATCAATCAAATTTTGTAGTTGTTTTGGTTTAATTGACAAATTACTAAAATTTTTAGGTATTTTAATCATATCTTCTTTTAAAGCGGAAAGATAAGCGATTCTATGTGTGTAAGTTTCTTTCTTTTTAGTTTGATCTTTTTTAGTCACTTCTTTAAACTCGTTAAATATTAGTTCTTTTGTGTACATCATATATTATTGTCCTTTGTTAGTTGTTAATCTTGTCTTAATTGTATCAGGAGTTGATATAAAAGTCAACCCCTTAAAAACCCCTTATTTTACTATCTTTTCCACCGCTGAGAGATCGCTGAGCGAGCATTTCACCCTTGATTCAATAGTAGATACCCCATATAATATCAATAATACGAGGGCTAAGAGTATTAATTTTTTCTTTGATTTAATCAATGTTTTATAGTCATCTGGTGTTCTTCCGTATATCAACATTATTGTCCTCTCTTTTGTATTAGTTCTAATTCTACCTCGTTACCACCTTCTGGATTTGAATATATGTGTGTAGTATATCCAGCCAGTGGATTCGATTTAATATATTTTACAATTTTATCAAAAAGTTCTTGTGTACCTCTAACACTTGGAATATATCTTTGATAGCATGGTTCTTGTCTATAATGTTTTTTAGAACAGTTATCTATCATAATACTACCACCCCAAACAGTATCAAAATCGCTTAAATAGTTTTGAGAATAAAATTGAAACATCTTATCATGGTTCACATTTACATTTTTCTCGGGTTCAAATACTAGTCTTATTATCATAGTTATCCTTTTTGTTAATGTAATGTCGTATCTTCAAATTTTTTTACTTCTGGCATACTTTTAATTATTGTTTCCATCATAGACTCATAATCCGCATCATCTAGTATTGTTTTATACAATCTTAATCCTATTGTAATTAATGTAGCAGCAATAATTTGCCAATTATATTGTAAACCCAACATAATTGTATGCTTATACAGGTCATCAAATGCTTCCTGTAATTTTTTATTATCTTTATTTGACACTTTTACTATTCATGTGAATATTATTATTAAATACTTGTATCAAACGAGTTAATTCAACCTCGTATTTTTTTCCTTGTTTATTAGTAAAATAAACTTTACAATCAGTTACCGGTAAATCAAGATCGCCATATTTAAGTATATCTATTTTATCGTTCAAATTAGAAGCCATTTCTTTCCTCAATTTCTATTAGTTCTTTTTCTTCTGCTGCTTTATCTTCACTACTCATTAATAAAATTACATAATGAACAGCTTTTAATAAATCTTTTCTATTCTTACCATCTTTCTTACCATATCTACACAAATACTTAATTGCGTTTGCATGACAGAAATCTTTATCAATATTCAATTGTCTTAACATATCTTGTACTTGAAATCCATCTGTCGTTGTACTATAATGTTGACCATAAGTTGATTTAATATAATTTCCTATTTCTTTTACTATCTTATCTTCACCGTATTTCATAATACATTTGTTCTCCATTAACTTGTCTTTTATTTTTTGTAAATTTTCTGTTATAACTTCCGACATTAGTTTACTCTCTTATCATTATAACTTGGTACTTTTGATCTTGTCAATTTAGTATTAAAGTCTTTTCTCAATGATTGTCTATCATATTGTTGACCGTAATCTGTCCACATCTTCTTATCATCTGCTTCAGCAACATCGCCGAATACATCTTTGTAAGATTTATAATATTGTTTCTGATCTATAAGTTCAACTCTACTGACATTAACATAGTTAGTAGCAGTTTCTTTATAATTCCAATCTAAAAACTTAACTATCTTTAGTTTAGTCTTATCATTGAATTTAGATTTATATTTAACTGGTACATTTCTGTACACAGTTTCATAAGCATAGAAAAATTCTCCTTGATGTTCAGGATCCATATATTCTATCAAATAACGAACGTTAAATGTTTTACTCATTAAGCTGCCTCCAACATAGTCATTGGTACTCTATATACTCTACCTTTTATATCAACCAAACATTTTGATTGCATGATTTTTGTAATAACACCAAAC